AACAGGCTACCCATTCTTAGTCCTATTGCATTCTACATGTTACAAGTGTTAAGGATCACTCCGTTACGCCTCCGCTTACGCCTACGCCTTCCTGAGTGTTATCAATGTTTTTCAGTGAGGATATTTTGAGGATCATCCTCAGGGACCGTTCATTCCTGTGCCCTGAGGGGTGATCACAGGAAATGAAGAACCCTTCCGGTGATCCTCAAAATTAAAATGAAAAACAAACATAACACACTCAGGAAGGCTGCGGCTGCAGCTACGGCTACACTACGTGACCTTACCACCAAGGTTAAGAAGACATTAGCCAATAGGCCTCAGAATGAATCAGGATTTGCTGGCCTGTTTATCACTCCACCTCACCGCCGCAAGTCAGGCTTCAGGCGACAAGACATGAATGGCAAGTTACAGATTACATGTCCATGTTGCCAAGAGACTACTCTCCATTGGATCAATGCAGGTCATGACAAGCTGCCAGATGGCACACCGTACGTTGACATATCAGCAGAAGCGATCTCTGAGAAGTATCTCACTAACATGGCATATCAAAGGTTCAACAAGGGCGGTGCTATGAAGCAGGCATCAGCAGCCGAAGCTAATAAGCAGGATGAGTTGGATAACCGCAATGTCCCTGTGACATCTGAAGAGATGAAGTCTAAGAAGCAGCATCATGCATATGATCCCACTAAGGTTGTCGATGTCGAAGATCGCACTCTAGTCAATGGCCTACCTAACCCTCAGGAGCAATCCTGAGGCGTTAGTCTTTATAGGGACCACAGAGTAATAACTATCATACTTACTTATCATGTCTAATATCAATTCAAGGTTTACTTACTTGCCACTGCAAAATAGGTACATCAGAGAATGTACATACACTGAATCATTTGATGATGATGTACATAAATACACATTCACAGGCACATGCCACGTCACTGGCAGTCAACATTCAGTTACCGTACTAGGTTCTGAATTATTCGCATTCAATCAGACTGATCGGATCAATGAGTTCAAATCACTTAGTCCAGAAGATCGTGAGTTTCTAATATCAGGAACATCACCTCTTGGTTGGCAAATACTATACGGAACAGAATCATGAAAATTTACTAACATGCGTCATGTTGGTACTCACAAATAAAATAAACATAATAAACAACTACATATGACTATCATATCAGACAACACAAGTGTCAGAAGAACTATGGGAGTTAATACTCAAAGTGTTAGCTCTGATATGGGCAGTAGTGTGCTTCAAAGCATGCCAAGCGTTGCCCACACGCGACCATCCAAGAGGGTGGTATCACAAGAATGTGCAAATCACATCACCTCAATCAGTAGACGGTGTAAGTATCTCACATTCAGTAACCCCAAGGCTATCAAATCCCTTGAATATGGTTACGCCACAGCAATCCTGCACTTGGCTCCAGCTAAGTACTCAGGATATACCACGTGTCACAGGTTCTCCAAGTGTCACGATACCTGTCTCTACCATCAAGGCAGAGGCCGCATGCCTAACGTGTCTAATGCACGAATAAGGCGTACTCGTAATCTATTTGAGAAATACGAGGATACAATGGAAGACATAGCCCTAGAAATATCATATCTCAACAGTCAACTTAGAGATAAAGGTATGCCTAACTTAACAATCAGGTTAAACGGTTTGTCTGACTTATTGTGGGAAATCAAAACAGCTAAGTTCCTTGATAAGAAAACACTGTTCGACGCATTCCCTAATGTTCAGTTCTACGACTACACTAAATACCGTTATGGTACTAGACCAGCGTGGACTGATATGCCTCTCAACTATCATTTAACGTACTCATTCGATGGTACTCAGAGTGATGTTGACAACTGTCTTCAAGTCCTTGAGGCAGGATACAATGTTAATATTGTATACAACAAAGACAGGTACAAAAACATGCTCAATGACATTGATGCAGGTATTCCTCACAAATGGGGATATCAGATGTATGACAACGAGCTTCACGACTTGCGGTTTACTGACGCAAGACCCGTTATATTAATCAGTAAGGAGAAAGGCTACTCCGATATAGCCATTTAAACATAACATAATAAATAGAGATAAATAAGTATGTCATCATACAACATAATAAACCTAGAAGGGCAGTCCATATATTCAACTGCCGAGGCCGTCAGAGCAGCTAACCTAGATTGGGAAGTATCCTCAGGCGATGTACAAGTACAAACCTATAACCGTCAACATTGTATGTATCAATGGACACCTATGGATAACCTCAAAGGTATCTACAGAACAGACTCAGGCACACCACTTGGTAACTGCGTTGTAGGACAAGGGTTTGAAACAGTACAAAACACAGAAGCATTCAGGTGCTTCGACCGTATCCTTCAAGACTCAAACGCTCAGTTTGTATCTGGAGGGTATTTCCATAATGGCTCATCTGTATTCTTACAATGCCGCCTTCCGTATGAAGCTAAGTTACTCAATGGTGATACCACCGAGAGATACTTGCTTATTGCACAAGGACACACAGGTCAACAAGCATTGACAATGAAGTTCACTCACATCAGACCTGTATGTTCTAACACACTGTATGCTGCTCTTAGAGATAGCAATCACAGCTATAACATAAAACACACACGTTCTATTCAGATCAACATGGATAAAGCAATCAAGTACATGCAATTGGGACTAGATCACTTATCCAAAGTTGAGACCACATTCAACAGAATGACTCAGATGTCTCTCTCTGAACAAGAACAGTTAAACTTCCTCAAGTTGTGTTACGACAGACCGCTTGATGAAGACTTAAAAGATTGGCGTAAGTGGAATAATGGTATTGAACCTATATTCCTAGACGCACGTGGTAAGGAAAAATCAGAAGGCACATTGTGGCATCCTTTCAATGTAGTCACTGAGTACGAAGACCACTGGTCACCTGTCAATAACCCAAGGGGTCAACGTGGTGCATTCAGAAGTCCTGAAGTAATCCAAGAAGCCCGTCAAGTACGTGCATTGCTCAACAAGTCTACTGTTGACCGCAAGACACGTGCATTCACACTAGCTGATGATGTTCAAGCTGGACGTTTAGACCTACGTACTGGCAAACATAACAAAGCAACTAGTGGTTTCGCTGCTGCACTTGGTGGTGCTGCAGTTGCTGGTGCTGTTGGACAGCAATTATTGTTCTAAGTATAAACATCATGGGAGTCATCTTCAGTCAATCTGGGGATGGCTCCCTAACTTTAAATACTATCATGCCTAGACATACATACTTATATAAATCACAACCAGACAATGGCGACTACACATGTAGAGGTGGAGTCTCTGGTCCACTGGGTGAAGAAGATTCTGAATACACCCTAGAAATAGGTAACATGAAAAACTGTGATCCTGAAATGTTAGCCTTAGCAGCACATGTAGATGAGTTAAAACATCTGTTGTCCATGCAAGCTAAACATGAACCACTATCACGAATGGTTTATCAATCGTGGTTGAACCTAACTAATGAACTAAGAAATAAAGTAAAAGAAAATGAATAAAGAAGCTGTAAATATGTACAAAGAAATGTACGGAGAAATGCCTTCAGAAGACTATATAAAGTACCAAGAAGGTTTAGACAAAGAGAGAGAAGAAGGACAAGCAGAGATCAAAGCTAAGTCTAAAGAATGGGAAAGAAAAGGTAACTGTGTAGAGTTTATGAGTTGGTGTCACTACGAAGAAGCTCTTAACAGAAAAGAAACCTTTGGAGAACCTGTTCCACATAATCACCGATGGATGATTCACAACATGTACTTTGGTCAACCTTCTTTTAATACTGAAGAAATACGTCAACTAATCTTAGATAATATTGGTAGTCCTGATTTCTTAGCAAAAGCATATAAAGAAGATAAATACTTCAACACAATCAGCTTACAAAAGTGGGATAACATATCTATACACATGTTTCCTGATTCTGTAAGAAAAGCAGTCACTGACTCAGGATGTAAAGGTGTATCACTAAGTATTAAAAATTGCATACTTAAATGTGCTGCACGTTCTATTGCCAACCCTAAAGAATGGAAATAATATGAACACTGAAAGAGTACATAACACTAAAGTAGGAGACGCAGGTCACGGTGAAATAGACACAGGTAAAAGCATAGACATTAGAAAAGCTGCCACTAACGCTATACACAAAATGATTCTACAAGGACGTATGCCCCCTACTACTCCAAGAGAACGTGAGATGTTAGAAGATCACAGAAAACTTGTGGAAAGGAATAACAATGCCTGATCCAATCCTAATCATTGCATGTGCTTCACTATTTTTTACTATCATGTTTATAACGTTAGTAATAACTGACCATGAATAAACTATCACGTACGCAACTAGGCAGTCTCTACGAAAAACGTTTTGAAGTGTTCTGTATAGAAAGAAATATTCCTATATACACACCTGTTCAAAATCAATCCATAGAAGACTATGTAATTGTACATAAATGTGATTACAAAACTGTTAACGTTAAATACAGATCATGGAACAATAGAGATCGTTGTGAGTTACAGCTAATATCTAAAGCAGGAGGTAAAGATGGTGCTAACTACCTAGCTACCTCTCATTTAGATTACATTGTGTTCTGCACTAATATGTTTCCTGATAAATTCTTCTACATAGACTTGTGGAAAGTAAGAGACAGTGACAAAATAAACTCTAAATACCCTTCATTATCGCTATCTAAAGACACCATTATGGAATACGCTCTATAACAATTAGGTATATAAGTAGTCCAACTATTAAGATGTGGGTGAGGTTTGTATGTCCTCTTCATAGCCGCTTATATACCTATTTTTTTGTTAGATAATACTAAAGGGGGCCACGGGGATAATCACTATCATACGTTACTTACCTGTTGACAATTAACTTTGACTTATTAGAAAGCCTAATGTTGACTCTGTGTTAGAGAGACCATTACTTATGAAAGTAAAATATCCTAAAAAGAAAAGAGATTACAAAAAAGAATATGCGAGAGACCACAAACCTAAAGCGGATAAACTAGACAGAGCAGGAAGAAACGCAGCCCACGCAGAGAAAGAACGAAATGGTGGTGTCCCTAAAGGCAAAGACGTACATCATAAAGACGGAAATCCTCGAAATAACAAACGTTCCAACCTTGCAGTCATGGCTAAGTCTCGCAACAGAGGCATCAAATAAGTTGCTTTTAATTACTGTAATGCCACTTTCGTTTTTCAGGTCGCTCCTAAGGTTCTCTGGGCGTGTGTATTGCTTTGGTCGGTGAAGCACTTGTCCTATCTCTTCCTTTAGTGAGCGGCCTGTCTTCCATATCCAAAGGAAAAACCAAGTTTAAAAAACGTGTTGAAGTACTTTCACAAAAACAAAAAGAATCTCAGACCAATCATGGTTCCTTCCTGTTCAAAAAACTCATCTTCAACTTCAACAAAGCACTTGAAACTTACCTAACTGATATAAAAAAAGGCAAAGCAGGGAGATACCACAATGCCTTGTCTAAAATAACCTTAAAAACCGAATTAATCTCCCATATCACTTTTAAATGTTACCTAAATGGTGTCTCACAAGAGTGTAAAAGAACTAATCTAGGTTTTACCATAGGTCAGAAGCTTCAAGATGAACTTAATTTCAGTGATCTTAAAAAGAACAACAAACTTTGGTTCAAATCACTAGAATCTAAGGTTGCTCGCAGAGCTTCCTATGAGTTTAAACGTAGCTTAATCATAAGAGCCGCTAACCAAGACTTAGGAGACACTTGGAAGCTAGACTTAGGCGTCACTCACAGAACTCAAATAGGTTTAGTACTGCTTGAAATACTTAGGCAATCTACAGGATTATTCAGGTATGAAAACAAGAAGCTAGGACGTAATAAAACAGTATCTTTCATAATTCCCACTGAAGAGACCCTAAAATGGATAGACTCATTTAACTCTAGAGCTTCTACATTGTTCCCTTATTACTTACCCTGTAAGGAAACTCCAAAGGATTGGACTTCAGTCACCTCAGGAGGCTACGAATTCCCTGAAAATATCAACTGGCACTTCATTAAGAAGAAAAACAGGCAGACAATAGAAGACACTTATGCCTCTAAAGACCTCTCCTTAGTGTTTGCTGCTGCAAATCGCCTACAACAAACTCCCTTTAGGGTCTCCCTAGGGTCACTCTCGAATGTCCACTTAGTGGGAAGTAAGAATAACAACATCAGTGACAATCACCTTCGGTATCCCAATGGTACAAAGGAGTGGAAACGGTGTCAAGCTTTATTTCACTCAAGGAGGAGGCGGTGGATACCTCAATTGATACTAGAAAAGACCCTCCGTGAGTTAGCCAAAGAACATGTTTCTACTGATTTACACTTCCCTGTGCAAGCTGATTTCAGGGGCCGACTTTATTATGTGCCTAAATTGCTTAACCCTCAAGGTCCTGACCAAGCCAAAGGGCTTTTAGAATTTGCAGAAGGAAGATCAGTCAGAGGAAATGAACACTGGTTCCTTATTGGTGGAGCCAATAGATATGGAATTAAGGGAACTTTCGATGAAAGGCAAGAGTGGGCTTTAAAGCATGAAAAGTGGATCAAAGCTGTAGCAACAGACCCTGAGCAGCATAAAAGTTTCTGGTTAGATTGTGATTCTCCTACTGAATTTCTTCAATGGTGTTTTGAGTTTAACAACTGGATAAATAATAGGATAAGTTTTCACTCACATTTACCTGTCAAGTTGGACCACACTGCGTCTGGGATGCAGATAATTGGACTGCTTACAGGTGACAAAGAATTACAAAGATTAACTAATTTATCTAACAGTGATGAGCCTGTTGATCTTTATGCTGAATTACTCCAATCTATGCATGCTAAAATTATCCAAAGTGGACGTCCTGAATCTGTAGCATGGCTATCAATGGGGTTGGACCGCTCTTTAGTTAAATCATTAACAGTAATGTACATGTACGGTGGAACCCCACATGGATTAAAACAGACTGTTGTTGATTGGTATAAATCTCTAGATAAAGATCACTTTGGTAAAACCATTTATTTTGAAATAGATAAGCTACTGAACATCTACCATGAATCACTGGATGAATTAACTGAGGCTCCTAGAAAATTCATGCTTTCTTGTCAGCAAAAAGTTAACCGTAATGAATCACTATCATGGAATAGCCTGTCAGGATTCCCAGTTACAAACGAGTATAAGAAAACTAAAAGCACTCGCCTACGCACTTCAGTGAATAAAGAAATAATAAGTTTCCACATAAAGACACCTACAGATGTATTGTCTTATCGGAAGGCTAAAAATGCTGTAGCTGCAAACATCATCCACTCTTATGATGCCGCTTTGCTCCATAAAGTTCTGTCAATATGTGATTACCCTATAATATCCCTTCATGACTGTTATGGAGTACACCCTGATAACGTGGACAAACTACTGAAAACCTGCAAGGATGCTATATGCAGTATGTTCAGAGTTGACAAGAGCAACCGAATGTGCTATGCTCTATCTTGACGTTGCATTACAGGCACGACCAAATCAGCCTATAGTCGCTCAAAAACGTCATACAAAGAGAAATAGAAGAGATATGACTACTAAGAAGTCTACCAAAAAATCATCGGCCCTGTTGGATGTAACTACAGGGGAAGTAAAAGCCATTTGGACTCACCTTTTAGAACCAGATACCCATTTCGATGAAGTAGGTTGGTTCAAAATAACCTTCAGAATGAATGAGAAGGAAGGTGACAAACTCAACAAGCAACTTACGGAACTTCTAGATGGCTACAAAAAGTCTTTAGAAGAAGAAGGTAAAAAGGTTCGCTCTGTAAATCCTTGTGAAGGTAAAAAGTTCACTGAGGATGATGGCACTACAGGCTACGACTTCACGGCCAAGCTAAGGCCTCATTTTAAATCCAAAAAGGATGGCTCTAAGATCGAACAACGACCTAAGGTGCTGGATGCCCAGCTAAAACCTATGGGCGAACTTATCGGTAAAGGGTCAGATGTTAAGGTTAACTTTAAAGTAGTACCTTACAATACCCCAATGGCTACAGGTCTGACACTAAGACTTGGTGCTGTTCAGGTAATCAATTTGGTTTCCGTAGGTAGCGGAGGACAAGGAGATCACGGCTTTGCTGTGGTCGAAGAGGGGTTCTCTAGCGAAAAGGAACCAACTTCTGGTGGTGCGACCACTCCTATCGTTGCAGGAGAAAAGGCCACTAGCACTGTACAGTCTGACGCCGCTGATTTCTGATGGTAGTCGAGAAACCAGCTTCAGGCGTGTACAGAAATGCAGCACAACACAAATACATACCGTAGTGGTTTGGAACGGGGGATGGGACGTCTTTTGGAGACTCAAGGCGTCCCATTTTCTTTCGAATCCCAACGGATACCGTATCACAAGCTGCATCATTATCTCCCTGACTTTTATTTGGATGACTTAGGTTATTTCATTGAAACGAAGGGGAGATTCTTGCCACAAGATCGAGCAAAGCATCTGCTTATTAAACAGCAACACCCAGACATTGACATCCGATTTGTCTTTCAAAATCCTAATGCCAAGTTGTCGAAAAAAAGTAAGACAACTTATGGGCAATGGTGCGAAAGACATGGGTTCCTGTACTCTGGTAAAAAGATTCCTAGCTCATGGTTATCATAAGGCCCCACAAGGCAACCCATGCGGTGCTTGTGACCCCTACAGGCAAGAAGGCAACCGTCCAGATAGCTGATCTCGACACATTAGAAGGAGTGGCAGGCAAAATCACATGGATACGCCTGTCAAATAAAGAAAGAGAAATATTAGGAACCGTCCAATTTGATGGACAAATAGAAGAGATAACAAGTGACTACCGAAAACGAAAAAAGTGAAAGCCAACTGGTTAAACATGGCCCCTGTTCCAGTTGCGGCAGCAGTGATGCTGTTGGGGTTTACGATGATGGACATGGCTATTGTTTTAGCTGTAATAAATTCCACAAAAATTACGACTCAGATGCGGCAACACCTAAGCCCACTGAGGAGTTCACACAGCATACATCATTAACCAACGTCAGATATTCAGCACTTGCCAAACGGCAGCTAACTGAAGATACCTGTCGCTTCTGGGAATATGAAGTAGGTGAGTATAACGGAAGGCCTGTTCAGATTGCGAACTACAGGACCGACGAAGGTGACCGAATAAGTAAGGTCAGGTTTCAAGACAAAGACTTCAGAATATTAGGAACGGGAAAACTACCGTTGTATGGCCAATGGTTGTGGAACCGATCAACAGGCAACAAGCAAGTCGTTGTCACTGAAGGCGAGATAGACGCAATGAGCGTATCCCAGTTGTTGGAAAACAAGTGGCCTGTTGTGTCTGTACCTAATGGTGCTGCTGGTGCAGTAAAAGCATTCAAGGAAAACCTAGAGTGGCTAGAAAAGTTTGAGAATGTGGTGATCATGTTCGACCAAGATAAAGTCGGACAGAAAGCTGCTAATGATTGTTCTCAAATTCTTTCAGTAGGTAAAGCAAAGGTAGCTACTCTTTCATTAAAGGATGCCAATGAAATGCTCCAACAAAGAAGAGGCAAGGAACTTATCAGTGCCATGTGGGAAGCTAAAGCTTGGAGGCCTGATGGAATTGTAAGTGGGACTGAACTTTGGGAAGCAATCAACAAGGAGGAGACCAGCATATCGCATCAGTATCCTTGGAGTGGTTTGAACGAGATGACTCACGGATTACGTGAGGGGGAGATTGTTACACTATGTGCTGGCTCTGGTATAGGCAAGAGTGCCATATGTAAAGAGGTCGCATATCATTTACTATCATCCCAACAGTCTGTCGGTTACATAGCTCTGGAAGAGTCAACCAAACGTACTGCTTTAGGATTGATGGGATTGCACTTAAATAAACCAATTTACCTGAACCCTAAAGAGGCATCAGAAGGGGAACTGAAAGAAGCGTTTGATGCGACCGTGGGTTCAGGCAATTACTTCACATATGATCATTGGGGGTCCTTATCAGAAGATAATTTATTATCAAAAATAAGATATTTAGTAACCTCAGTTGGTTGCAAAATAATTTTCCTCGATCATATCTCTATTGTTGTATCAGGTATGGAGGGAGGAGATGAACGTCGAATGATTGACAACACCATGACCAAACTAAGGAGCCTCGTTGAGGAGCTACGCTTTGGTCTTGTACTCGTAAGTCATTTGAAGAGACCTGAAGGAAAAGGACATGAAGAGGGGGCGAGGACTACACTAGCACAACTTAGAGGCAGTGCTTCTATAGCTCAACTCTCTGACATGGTGATTGGTCTAGAACGTGATCAACAAGATGTCGAAAATGGTCACAGGACTACAGTCAGGGTTCTTAAGAATCGCTGGTCAGGTCAGAACGGAATTGGATGTTACCTTGAGTTCAACAAGGATACAGGACGATTGATTGAAGGTGCAGCCCCTGAAGAAGACGGAGATGAAGAGAGCGATTTTTGATATAGAAACTGACGGTCTCTTAGACACCTGCACTACGCTATGGTGCATCGTGTTGATTGATGTCGAATCAGGTGACATCCACAGGTTTGATCCAGAGGATGCTAAAGATGGGGTAAGGATGTTGTTGCAGTATGATGAGATTATCGGACACAATATTATAGGATTCGATATACCCGCTCTAGTTAAACTAGGGCTTGCTGAATACAGCAGACTTCCAAAGATTACAGACACTCTAGTGTTGAGTCGTTTGATGCACACAAACATAGGCGATGTTGATCGTGAACGCCTAGTTAAGAACAAGAACTACATGCCACTAAGACTTCAAGGCTCCCACGGCCTTAAAGCTTGGGGCTATAGGTTAGGTGAACACAAAGGGGAGTTCGGAGAGGAAGAAGGATTCGATGTCTACAAAAGTGAAATGTTGGATTACTGTAAGCAGGATACCATCGTCACTCACAAGCTGTATCAATCTTTGATGGACCAAGGTTGGGAAGAGAAGTGTATTGAACTGGAACATGAATTTGCATGGTGCATCCACCGCATGGAGCATCATGGATTTTCATTCGATATCAACAAGGCACGTAAGCTATATGTAGAACTATCATCCCGCAAACTGGAGCTACTAGAAGAACTTAAGGTGATCTTTCCTGATGATAAGATACCTATGAAGTCTCACCTGTATCGTACACCTGACGGTCACCTTTGGCCTACTAAGAAGTCAGCAAAAGAAGCAGGTCATAAGGATAAGGACATAGCAAAAGGGCCTGTGAAACTTAAGCTGGTTCCTTTTAACCCAGCCAGTCGTGATCACATAGGTGACAGGCTACAGAGATTGGGATGGAAACCTTCTGATTTCACTGAGCAGGGTAAGCCTAAGATTGATGAGGGAATACTCTCTAAGGTGAAACTGGAGACCAACCAACAGTCAGTAGAATTACTCAATGAATATTTACTGTTAGTCAAACGAATGGGTCAACTTGCAGAGGGCCAGCAAGCATGGCTGAAGCTAGAAAAAGAAGGGAGGATGCATGGAAGGGTGAACACTAACGGGGCAGTCACAGGACGATGCACACACAGTAATCCTAACGTGGCTCAAGTGCCTCGCGTGGGGTCACCTTATGGAGAAGAGTGCCGATCTTTGTTTAAAGCATCTGAAGGAATGGAACTAGTAGGTTGTGATGCTGCTGGTTTAGAACTCAGATGTTTAGCACACTATTTAGCTCCTTACGATGACGGAGATTACACTCACAAACTCCTAGAGGAAGACATACACACTGTTAATCAGGCGGCAGCAGGACTCCCATCACGGGACGCAGCCAAACGATTTATATATGCATTTTTGTATGGAGCAGGTGACGCCAAGATTGGGGAAGTTATAGGTAAAGGAAGAGGTGCTGGTAAGAAAATTAAGGAAAAATTTTTAAGGAGTTTGCCTGCGTTAGGACAATTAAAGACTTGTATAAGCAATGCACTTGAGACTAGAAACTATCTAAAGGGATTGGATGGAAGGCATCTTTTCATACGGAGTGAGCATGCTGCATTAAACACATTACTCCAATCGGCAGGGGCCGTAATCATGAAGCAGGCCACAGTCCATCTCTATAACAACCTTACCCAAAAGGGTCTAGTTCACGGTAAAGATTGGGGAATAGTGGCACATGTGCATGACGAATATCAATGCGAAGCAGCACCTGAGTGGAGTAAACTTGTGGCTTCTGAGGCAGTCAGTGCTATTAAACAGGCAGGGGCCACACTTGGGTTCAGATGTCCCCTTGATGGAGAATCTAAAGTGGGACATAACTGGGCTGAGACGCACTGATGAATTAGCTATAGGAGAAACAGCAGAAACTATAGTAGCAGCTAAATTAATGGCTAAAGGTTTTATTATATCTGAACCTAAGAACACTACAGGCTATGATCTGATGTCTGACTACAACGGAATTTTTAACAGGATACAAGTGAAGAGTACTACCAAAGCTCAACAACACAGAGGGCGTGAGACTTACTACAGGGCAAAAACAAAAAGCACTTTAGGCAACTATTCAGTTCTTGCCTTGTATGTATACCCTACGGATACATTGTATTTCTTCCCTTGTAAAACAGTTCGACACAAATACACGATTAACGTTCCTGTAGGAAAAACCTCTAAGTTCGATGAGTACAAAGAGAATTACAAAATACTTAAAGAGGCCCACTAAAATACTTATCCTTAACCAAACTTTCAAGGTTGAGTGGGTAGACTCTTGTGATTCACATGGCATGGCTGATGTAGATAAATGTGTCATACAAATTGCAAAAGGATATCCTAAAGAAACTACCGCTGACACTTTTCTGCATGAGCTAATCCATTGTATTAATCATGTGATGGACATAACAGATAGCAGTACAGAAGAACAAGCGACAACACGACTAGCCACAGGATTAACTACAGTGTGGAAACACAATCCAAAAGTTTTTGAATGGTTAGCTCGTCAACTTACATGAATACAACAATATTACTAGATGGAGATATCGTAGCCTACAAACATGCATCAGGTTCTGAAGTAGCTACGGATTGGGGCGATGACATATGGAGCCTGTGGACTGATGTACGTCAAGCTACACAACAAATGGATGCTGACATACAAGCTCTAGTCAAAAATCTGAAAGCTACTAAGATCGTCATAGCCTTATCAGGTAAAGAAAATTTCAGAAGAGATATTGATCCGACCTACAAGCACAGTAGAAAATCATCTAGAAAACCAATGGGTCTTGTCCCTTTACGTAAACACCTATTTAAAGAATGGGACGCAGAATTAGTAGAGCCACTAGAAGCTGACGATTTGTTAGGAGTTTGGGCTACTGATCCTGAGTTCTGTAAAGGCACACGTAAAATAATCGTAAGCTCAGACAAAGACATGCGAACAATTCCATGTGAATTATGGAACCCTAACAAAGCTGAAGAAGGTATTAAAAAAATATCAAAAGAATCAGCAGACAGATTTCACTTGTACCAGACACTTATCGGGGACAGCACTGATGGGTATTTAGGATGCCCTACTATAGGACCTACAAGAGCCAAACGTATATTAGATGCAGACGCTACATGGGATGCTGTTGTAGATGCATACACTACACAAGGACAATCTAGTGAAGAAGCACTGGTGCAAGCTAGGTTAGCTAGAATTTTACGGGTAGAAAATTACAATCCCGTAACCAAAAAAATAGAATACTGGAAACCATGAAAATAATAGGATTGTCAGGAAAGAAAAAATCAGGAAAAGACACGGTCTACCGACTAGCTGGAGAGTACTTAAAGAAGCACTACAAAGCTAAAGCAGGGCGTGTTGCTTTTGCAGACCCACTTAAACATGAAGTCTCAGAAATTACTGGGTTCACTTTAGAGTTTATAGAAAAGCATAAGGACGAATTACGTAGTCTTCTGCAAGTGTGGGGAGCAGACTTTAGGAGAGCATTCAATGGCTCTGACTATTGGATTAACAAGATGAGGCCTATCGTTGAACAATCAGCAGACCATTATGATGTGCTTTTTATTACTGATTGCAGATTTAAAAACGAAGTCAGTTATATCAAGGAAATTGGAGGAACACTTGTCAAAGTAGAACGCAGAGAATCAGGGTATCCTGAACCATTTGATGTACATTCTTCTGAAAATGACCTTAACAACTACGGGGATTATGACTACATTCTGAACAACGACAAAACCAAAGAAGAACTTACACGATCTGTCAGTCAGATGTTAGAAACTTTAAACATATTAAAAAATGCCTCTTGACCTTCCCATTAATTATGCTAATGAAAAGTTGCCTCCTGTATCAGAGGAGCTTATCCTTTGGTTGAGGTCAGCTTTTCCAGATAAAATGCCAGATGATGAAGAAATCAACATCATAAGGTATAAACAGGGCCAGTTGTCCGTTGTAAAAACGTTAATAAGTATACATGAGGAACTAAGAGATGTGTCTATCAGCACCAACACCTAAAATAATAAAGCCTCCTGCTCCTATGTTGGCTCCTAAATCTCCAGCTAAAGCAGCCGAAGTCACACGAAAACCTTCAGCTACAGTAGGAAAAGGGAAATCTAAGAGGAGAAGAGGATCATCAAGAGATTCTCTTGTAATACGTAACAATCAAAACCCTACCTCTGGGAGTAATAATACAAACACAGGTGGAGTAGGAGTATATAGCTGATGCACACAGGTTCCCTTAAAAGCTACTACCAAAGTTGTGAGGCTGACAGGGATTCCTACCTGCAAAGGGCTAGGGATGCAGCCAAGCTGACGATTCCTTACTTAGTCCCTCCTGATAGCAACGGACCTGCTACTACATACACTCAACCGTTCCAATCTATAGGAGCCAGAGGAGTAAACAATCTAGCATCTAAGTTGTTGTTAGCTCTCTTGCCTCCTAATTCTCCATTCTTTAGGCTAATCATAGATAAATATGAGCTTGAGAGTGCCAGCCAAGGCCAAGCCGATAACACTCTTAAAACTGAATTAGAAAAAGCACTAGCAGAAGTAGAACGAGCAGTACAATCTGAGGTAGAAACAAGTGCTGTACGTGTTGGAGTCTTTGAAGCTCTTAAACAATTAATTGTAACAGGCAATGTTCTGCTGTACGTCCCTGACAAAGGAGGGTTACGTGTGTTTAATCTGGATCGTTATGTCACTCACCGTGATCCAATGGGCAACATACAAGAGATCATCGTCAAAGAATCTTTATCTGTAGACACCATTCCTGAGTCCATAAAAGAACATGTACAGGAGATAGACTTCTCTAGTCCAGCAGCAGGAAACAAAAAGACCGTTGATGTCTACACAGGAATTTACAGGCAAGGGAAAAAATGGGTGGTAAGACAGGAAGTTGCCGACATAAACATACCTGAAGCTGAAGGGGAATATCCTGCAGATAAAAATCCGTGGATACCCCTTAGGTATAGTCGCCTTGAGAATGAAGACTACGGAAGAGGATTCATTGAAGAGTACATGGGAGACTTACAATCTTTAGAAGGACTTACCCAAGCTATCGTTGAAGCTAGTGCTGCTTCTGCTAAAGTATTATTTTTATGCAACCCAAATGGAACCACACGACCACGCATTTTGGCTAATAGCCCTAACGGTGCTATCGTTCAGGGAAACGCACAGGATGTCACAGTCCTTCAGGTGGAAAAATTTGCCGACCTCAGGGTGGCTCAAGAAACTATAACTCAAATTAAAGAACGACTTGGGTTTGCTTTCTTGATGAACACTGCCATTCAAAGACAAGGTGAACGAGTTACAGCAGAAGAAATTCGCTTTATGGCACAGGAACTTGAAGATGTATTAGGAGGTGTTTACTCTATATTATCACAAGAATTCCAAATGCCACTCGTAAACAGGTTGATGGACAGAATGGCCAAGGCGGGGCGTCTTCCTAAGTTACCCAAGAAAATCGTTAAAACAACCATTGTAACAGGGCTTGAGGCATTAGGTAGAGGTCACGACCTTAACAAATTGGATTCATTCATAGCAGGAGCAAGCCAGTTATTAGGAGATCAGTTTGCTACGTATGTAAACATGGGTGATTATCTTAAGAGAAGGGCTACTTCCTTAGGTATTGATGTTGAAGGATTGATTCGATCAGAGGAAGAAATTCAACAAGAACAACAACTTGCACAACAACAACAGATGATGTCACAAGTGGCTCCTAATGTTGCTAATGCTGCAGGAAAAATGGCCAGTGAAAATCCAGAACAATTAGCAGCAATGGCTGAACAAGCTCAACAAATGCAACAATAATGGGATACTTAATGTGTACTAACAAAGACTGTTTTGAGGACACCTGCACAGGGGGTTGTAAAAAAAAATCTAAATAAGATGCCAGCAAATAAACCGTACAATGATTACAAGAGAGACCCTAGAACAATTTCTAAAAAAGAAATGGAAGGATGGTCTCAGAAACGCAGAAGAGAATACATGGCTGCTGCTCAAGCAGACGCTGAAGAGTCTCAACGTAAACAAGCTTTAAAAGTCCCTCCAAGCAGGAAGCAAGCTATAAGAGAACACCTTAAAAATGAAGCTGGTAAAAAAGTTGCACCTGTAAGAAAAAAACATAACAAATATTACAGATAAAATGGCTACTAAAGAAAAACAAAGAGCTAGACGTAGGGCTTTACTTGTACAAAAACAAAAAGGATTACGTAAGGAAGGTAAAGTTTATGACAAATACCTCTCAGCATATGACGTAAAGGGTAATGTAAAAAAAGAAATAAAGAGAGCAGTGAATCACATGTCCCCGTCAAACGTCATAAAAGGCCACAAAAGATATATTAAATCGATTGCAGATGCAGCTACCCTGCCCTTCAAAAGTAAAGAGGAGCAGAAACGGATAATTCAAGGCAAGAAAAAGAAATAATTTATGGAGAGAGTAACAATCACCGACCAAGAAACAGGACCAGATGCACCTCAAGAGACTATTGAGCAACCATCTGAAGCACAAGAAACCGTTCAAGAAGAACTACAAGAGCAAACAGATCGCCCTGAGTGGCTCCAAGAAAAATTCAGTAGCCCTGAAGAACTTGCCAGAGCCTACAGTAGTCTTGAAAAGGAATTCTCTTCAAGGCAAGCGGAAGAGAAAGGCCTCCTTACGGATGCTGATTTTCAAAAGTACGGTAATGAATACGCTGAACAAGGCGGCTTAAGTGAAGACACTTACAAAGCTCTTGCAGATAAAGGGTTGTCTAAAGAACTTGTAGATAATTACATACAAGGACAACAACTTCTACAGTCACAAGAGGAACAAGAATTGTTTGGTGTGGCAGGAGGGCAAGAACAATACGACCAAATGGCAGCTTGGATGACTGAGAACCTTGACCAAGAAGACATCGATACGTTTAACGAAGCTGTCCAAGGTGACAACGTCTCGTTAGGTAAGATGGCTATAAAAGGAATGTATGCTCAATTTGTCTCTGCAGGAGGAGCTAGTCAAACTTCAGAGCCTAACTTAATACAAGGAGGTAAACCGCAGAATGTAGGAGGATATGGGTCTAACTACGAAATGATGCAGGACATGAAAGACCCAAGATATAAAGCAGGGGATAAAACATTCCATGCTATGGTAGAAAAACGGTTATCTAGAACAAATTTATGAGGTACAATACTAGAGGGCCTAAAGTAAAACGCCCTAAACCAAGACCAAAATGAATACAATAGAGAAAAAAGCAGGGTACAAAAGTACTGAGTTCTGGTTAAGCTTAATAGCTGTAGCCATTGGAGTGGTAACGGCATCAGGTGTAGTCGAAGACAATGAGTTTGCTACAAAAATAGTCGGACTCATAACAGCAACACTAGTAGCCTTAGGCTATACAGGGTCTCGGCTTACTTTAAAGAAACAGCAATTAGATGCTGAAATTAAATTGAATAGTGGAGATACTAATAGTAATACTGAAGGAGATACTTAAACTCCTAATCAATGATGCCACTAAACCTGTTAAAGCATCGGTTGCTTCTGCTGTCCCTCGCAAGTTGCGTGACGCTTGGGAGCAGCGGATGCTTGACAGGTGGCAAAAGAGTGGTATTCATACACCCGACTGACACATTGGTAAGGATAGGACCAGATGTCAAAGGCCATGTGTATTATTACAAAGGGCCTGAAAAAGGTTGGGAGCTATCCACTAATAGAGTCCAGTTGCCAGAAGGTTGGTTAACTGGGCCAATGAATTTGCCCGAAGAGGGAGCCGAATAGCCTGTTACGACAGACAACTTGGAAGCAACAACTTAGGGAATTGTTAGATCATAGTGAGTGCTATGGTCGTTTAGTTGTTTAATAATATATAAGAAAGATAAAATAATATGGCTTATGCAGGTAATTTGTTTGGAGGCAACGGTTCAGCCGGAGGTCGTTCAAACATTAACATCGAAGGTCGTGTTGGTTCAAACCAATGGGCTGATGATACAACAGGTCTCTTCCTGAAGAAATTCGCGGGAGAAGTAATGACGGTATTTGATGAAAAGAACATCATGAAACCGTTACATACCATTAGAACTATTTCTAAAGGTAAATCGGCACAGTTCCCTGTAATAGGAACTGCAGGAGCAGGCTACTACACCCCCGGATCTGACATCTTAGGTGCTGACGGAACAGGTGTAGGAGCTAACGGTGGTCTTAACCAATTCAAACAGACTGAAGTGTTGATACACATTGACAAAATGTTAATGGCTAACACCTTCATTTCATCTATTGATGAACTGGTAAGTCACTTCGATGTACGTGCCCCTTACACACACCAGCTTGGTGAAGCCTTGGCTAACGAGTTCGATAAGAATGTTCTCAAGGTTGCTATCAAAACAGGTGCTAAGAACTCTTCAACACAAGAAGCAGCAGATGTTGCTGGCGTGTCTGATTCTCAAAAGGTCTTAATACCTGCTGATCCTTGGATTGCTGGACAAACTAAATATGGTTCAGTTGTGTATAGTAACAGTGTTGAAGGTCAAGTAGATGCAACTATAAAAGCTAACACTGCTGCAGCTTCTACTGCTATTAACAAGTTGAGATACGCTCCTGACGCTGCTGCAATCCGTAAGGCTCTTTTTGAGTCTGCAAGATTGTTGGATGAGAAGGACGTTCCACAGAGTGATCGTTACGCAATCATCACTCCTGCGATGTACTATGAATTGGTTAACAACACTTCTGGTACAGATGTAGTAGGTTCTTCACTAATCAACAAGGATGTTGGAGGTGAAGGTTCTATCGCGGCTGGTACAATTGTTCGTGTTGCAGGTATTACCCTCCTCACAAGCAACCACCTTCCGTCTAGTGCTGCAACTAACGCTCATCCAAATCGTTGGGAAGGTCAAACAGGTAATAACTATGACCTAGACTACACCCACTGTGCTGGACTTGTGTTCCAGAAAGGTGGTTTCGGTACGTTGAAACTACAAGACTTGACAATGGAGTCAGAATATCTGATCGCCCGTCAAGGTAACTTGTTTGTTGCCAAGTACAGCATGGGTCACGGGCCTCTTCGCCCTGAGTCTGTTGTTGTTTGGTCTGACGGTACTCGCCCAGAAACACTGGCTGACGCTGACGTCGATAACGACGATTAATAACAGTTAACACTGGGAACCCTCTGAAATATTGGGGGTTCCCTCTTTTTTTATAACATTATGGCTTACGGTGCATTTACAGGAAAATTAGAAGCGGTCAACCAGATGTTGTCCACTATTGGGCAATCTCGAATTAGTCAACTGGCAAGTGCGGGAGAAGCTAATGACGCTCAAAAAATATTAGAAGAGATAGACAAAGCAGTTCAGTCTGAAGGCTGGCACTTCAATATCTTTTATGATGTCGAGTTGGCACGTGGCAGTGAAACCATCACTTGTGCAGTAACAAACACAACCACAGTAACCACAAAGAACGGCAACGCTGATGCTCCTCATTATTTGTCTAAAGGTGAAACAGTAACTATAGGTAACGCCAACTATACTGTATCTTCCGTGACTGATGCTAACTCTTTTGTAGCTAGTTCAGGACCTACAGGTACATCAATGGGCTACACCAAACGTATTGGCACACCCACAACAGCACTAAACGTAGATTTCTCTTCGTACCGCTACGGTGACATAGACCCTGTGGTAAGAGGCAGGTTTATCTACGACAAGAACAATGCTACCTACGAGTACAACGAAGACCTCAAGGCAATCATTACTTATCAGGTTCCCTTTGAACAGGATTCCTCAGGAGGTGAGTCACTCCCTGAGTACGCACGTAGATACATTACAATGAGAGCAGCAAGAGTGTTTGCCCAAAGACATGTAGGCGATCCTCAGTTAGTGCAGATGGCTGCGTTAGAAGAACAAACAGCACACGCACAGTTTCTACAAGCTGATTCAGAGAACGCAGAAACAAATGTATTCAATGCTTCTTTACCTTATTATACAGTTTCAAGAGGACAAACAATACAGTCACCCTCTATTTCTAACCTCTATAAAGTCTGATGCCTTTAGTTAAAAGTGCAGCAACAAGTTTAGCTCAAGGAGTAAGCCAGCAGGCTGAGTCTCAACGGTATGCTTCACAAGCAACTGAACAGATTAATGCGTACTCCTCACATATCAAAGGCTTAGTAAAGCGTCCTCCGATTAAACATGTCAGTTCAATAGGGGTTAATGCGTCTACAGGTACTGAGAGTTTTATGCACCTCATGTACCGTGATGATAATGAGCAGTATGCTGTTGTAGTAAATAACGGTACGGAAACTAGAATTACAGGTGTTGATCTGACCACTGCAAGAGATTGGGATGGTTCAGGAAATGCTGCCAACATCACAGGTTCTATAACGTATACACATGCGTCTGACCTTTTTGCAGTTAATGATGCTGTTCAATTTACACGTACAGAATTAGGCGACAGATTTCCAACAGGCATTCACGAAGGTGAAACCTATTATGTACATTCTTTTGGTAACACTAATAATAACCGTTGGTTTATTTTAAAAACAACTACAGCAACATCAACAGCAACTAATTATTTAACAGTAGGACACGTTGAGTTAACTGCAGCAGCTTTAGGAACTGTAGGAGATGAATACAAAGCAGGACTATTAATTGAATCAGTACGAAATGCTGACGGTTCATGGGTTGATGGTGTTCTTACAACACGATTTAGCTCACCTGCTTCAGGCACAGGACATTCTTTTGCAAATGGAAATTATATAAACATCAGAAATCTACAAGGTACTTCAGCTTACATTTTAGCAAACAATGAGTTAGTGGAATTAAGCCAACCTGCCAAAACAATGGGAGGAACAAACTTAAGGGCTAATGAAATCGCATCTAAATTCTGGTTAAAAAACGCTGAAAGTTTAGCAGTAAAAGCTACTAACTTCGGTTATCGTGTAGATGGGGATCAGTTACTCCGCATTGACGAGTATGTTCAAAGGTTTGATGAAGGTGAATCTGTCAGTGATTACGTAGATTTTTATTCAACCGAAACAACATTTAATCCTGACGGAAACGAGTTGACCAAAGTCCAAGGATCGTTTGATGTCACTACACTTCCTGTAGGTAGTTTAATACGAGTAGGAGACAACCCAAATAATCCGCGAGCTATAGTCACTGCTGTTTCTTCTACTGTAATAACACTAGCTGAAGGAATAGACAGTCTGTGGGATTTAGGGGCTGATGATGGAAACGGTAATTACACTGTCTACTACTGGGCTAACCCTAAGAATACGTCTAAGTTTCGAAACATTAGTCAGAATGATTACAGAGAAACAAACGATTTTGCATACGTAGGTGATGACGGAGGAACCTGCAGTGTTACCCACAGTGAAAAAGGTACAGGTCCTTATGTAACTGATTTAAAAACAGGAAGCACTTATCCAGTTGTCCCTGACAATACTTATGGAAATCCATATAATTATTTATTACAAGTCAATAACCCTGCAAAAGCTCTTAAAGCTAAAACTATAGGAGACTCTACTTTTATTGTTAACCAGACTAGGGAAGTACAAGAAAATAGTTACCCAGAACATATTCCTACGTATGAAGCTTTTGTGCGTGTTAAAACAGCAGATTACGGCAAATACTACAGAATTAAAGTAGGGTCAGAAGCTGTAGAAAGGACAGCTACGGAGGCAACAGGAGTAGCAGCAAAAGCAGCCTCAACTCTTTTATACGGAAACAGTACTGCATCAGCAACTGCCACATCTCGCCCTGTCTGTAAGATTCGTGCAAAAAAGAAAGGAGGTCATTTCAATAGTTACCTAATTAGGTTGATGCAAAACTGGGCTTACGAAAGAGATATTGTTCAGGTTAATGATGCTTTTGGACTGCTGGCTTCTTCTCAAGCTAGTCTTGGAAATGCATACAAAGACCTATTAGCTGATGATGTCACAACATCTGGAGGTAAATATTTAGAAAGTTCCAAACAAGACTTACGTAAAATCCACGCAGGGTTACAACTAGATTCAAAGCAGAATGTTGTAGGAAGTCTTAAAGCTGTGACACAAGATTTAGATAATGAACGAGTAGCTTTACATTACAGCACTTCAGGTGCAGGGAATCTTTTTATATGGGTTAACTTTTATTGGGCAAAACACAACGACAAAGTCACCAGCAATTTGACTACTGTAGGTGATGTGAAAAATGCAATTGCTCAGGCAGGGGGAAAGCTAAGTGAAGAATGGGAAGTCGTTTTATGTGATAACGCAGGTGTAGCTGCTGATGAAGCAGGGTACGACAGCAGCACTGTATCTCAAGAAAGTTGGTTATTTTTAGATTCTGAACTAGGACACGTACCTACTACGCATACTGTTAATGTCACTAAAAACGGCACTGAAAGAAAAGCGTATTCAGGAAAACAATCCTACGAGGATAATAACAAAGAATATCGAGTAGGTCTGGATTACATTGTAAGGGCTTTTGGCAAATCCGTTGATCAACACGGTGGCGGTGATAAAGACTACGTAAAACAAGGACTGCAGTCTCCATCAACACCTACTGATCGGTTACATAGGGATCGTTCATTTACTTCAGGAGGTGCTGGCACTGCTTCTCAAACACGAGTATCCAATTTAAACAACACAGTATATGACGGTGAATTTTATTACAAAACTCCTATATGGACAGGTAAATCAGAAGATCAGCAAGCAATAGGTACTGAAAGAATTGCAGAAGTACTTGGAAGTAATGCACTGATTATAAACGGCAATTACCATGTTCGAGCAGGAACAGGCAAGTTGTCACGTGCTGATGGACGAACCCTTCAAGAAGATCACGATCAGTATACTAACGCTTTTAAAGAGGAAGCCATAGGCCTGACGTTTAATCGGGCTGCTGTTGAAGTAGACACGCTCACTGCTAGTAGTGTCACCACTACCCTTAACACTCTGTTCACCAAAGATGTTGCCAAAGATAAATTCCTTACTAAGTTCAGTAGCACAGCAGGAGAAACTCTCAAAAACCTTACATGGGAAGTAACTCAATTAGGAAATGTAATTTCTATCAGAAACGCACAAAGAGTTCCTTTTGAGATACAAGTGTCTGATGATTTAGGAGGTGCAGGTTTAGACTTAACTTATTTTGAAGTAAGCGAAGAAACTGAGTTACCTTCTATATGCAGACATGGGCATGTAGTACGTGTAATAGGACATGCACGTGAAGAGGCAGATGATTATTACTTACAGTTTGTAGCTGACAAAGCAGACTCTAGTCAATTACGTCACGGACGTTGGGAAGAATGCGTAGGTTACAACACTGCTAAAGGACTTGTCGATGAAACGATGCCTGTTATGTTGCAACGTAGGTTTAAATCAGACGGCTCTAAAGAATTTGTTCTTAAGCACTGTGATTGGAACTACCGTGTAGCAGGAGATGAACATACTAATCCCACACCTTCTTTTGTAGGGAATTTTATTAATGATGTTTTTCTTTTCAAAAACAGATTAGGATTCATTTCAGGAGAGTCTGTAATACTCAGTGAAGCTGGAGAATACTTTAATTTTTTTAGGACAACAGTAGCTTCTTTTTTAGATTCAGCACCTATTGATGTCACACTGGCTTCAGAAAAAGTATCTAAATTACATTCAGCTTTAACGTATTCAGATCGTTTAATTTTATTCAGCAGAAGCCAGCAGTTTTCTTTACAAGGTGCACAATACTTATCGCCTAAGACTGTTAGTGTTACTCCTACTACTGACTTTTTAAACACAGGAGTAACCCCTGTCTTATCAGGAAACAGTGTTTTCTTTGCATTTCCTCGTACAAATTACGGAGGGGTTGCTGAATACTTTTTATCTAAAGAACAGTTAGACAGCATGGAAGCACAAGACGTAACATCACATGCTCCTAAATACATAAAAGGCAACATCCTAAAGATGGCGTCGTGTTCATCAGAAAACGTGTTAGCAGTTCTTACAGATAACTCAGGTGAAGCCTTGTTGTATGTGTACAAATACTTCCTCAACAACAATCAAAAAACACAATCAGCATGGTTCAGTTACAAAACAGGCGATGCTGCATCTCAAATACTTTCGATTGAATTTATAAAAAACACATTATACATGATCATCAAACGGGGTTCTCTTGTTTTTATTGAGAAGATCACGTTTGAAGATGATCAGATAGATGCAAGCATGGACTACGAAGTTCTTCTTGATCGCCGTGTAGACAAAGCAGACACAACAATTAACGGCAGTACGTCTATAACAATGCCTGCAGGTTATACAATTACCAGCAGTACACGCTTAGTTACAGACACGGGAGTGCAGTACTCTAGTTCAACTACAGGAACAGGTGTTGTTTTTACACCACAAACTATTTCTGACACACCTTCCGCAGTTTCAGTCCCTACTAATAACTTTTTTATCGGCGATCCTTACACAATGGAATATGTTTTCAGCCAACCATTTCTTAAGAGTGCCAAAGCTACCGAAACAGGACGATATCAAATACAACGGGGAATACTTGAGTATGCCAACGCACGCTCTTTTACTGTTGATGTAGTACACAATCCTAAAATGTCAGCCCCAAATAAAAACACAGTAACTAACACGTATGCAAATGATGCGTTACATAGTTTACTTACAGGAACTTCAGAATTACAGGAAGGTTTCTTCAAGTTTGGAGTACAGGAAAGGAACGACAGGTTGCAGATAAAAATACAGAACAGCACACCGTATCCTTCAGATTTTTTAAGTATGGATTATGAAGCTATTGCGTATTCAAGAGGAAGTAGATGGAACAAATAGGAAAGACTTTGGTAAACTCTATGTTGAACACGCCACCATTGACGATGCTGAGTACATTGCAGGAAGACTCCGTGATGCTGATCAAAGAGAAATCTCTGCCGTCACAAGGGAGTCTCCTGTACAAGTGCTTGTCGATGGAGTCATACATTCCGATCCTTGCTATGTCATCAAGACAAGAAGAGGAAGACCTTGCGGAATCTTTGGTACACGTGACTCTGAGCATCCCGAAAGCGGTGTGGTCTGGCTCCTCGGAACTAACGATCTCACTGCCGAATCCAGAACTTTCATCAGAAACTCAAAACAAATCTTAAATGAATTACATGAGAAATATAAAACCTTATTCAATGTCATCGACGCTCGCAATGCTGTGCATCTTAGGTGGCTTAAATGGATGGGTTTTGAGCTTGTTAAAACAATTCCAAAGTACGGAGTAGAACAAAGAACATTTATATTATTTACTAAACATGTGTGCCCCAGCCTTAATGATACCTGCCCTAGGAAGTAAGCTATTTATAGCCCAAACAGCAATTGCAGGAGCCAGTGCTTTTACTAAATATAAAGCTGCCAAAGAAAACGCAAAAGCAGTTGAAACGCATCAACGTGCCGTAGGTGAGTCTATGCTACAACAGCATGCGTCTAACATGTCTGATTCCTTAATGAGACAAAGCGAAACACAAGATAAAGCTGCTAGGGATCGCATTCAGGTAACACGGCAGGCTATGAATGTAGCAGCTACAGCACGTACTTCAGCTTTAGAGAGTGGAGTAGGAGGGTCATCGTATTCCATGATGTTACAAGAGTTTGACCAAAGAGAAGCTGAGTTAGCTCATGCCGCTACTTTGAATAATAACTCAATGGTAAATCAGTTTAGGAGAGAAAGAGATCAAGCATCACAAGCAACACAGGCACGATTAGTGTCTAATTACAGGCCAATTAATCAACCCAGTGCCGCTGCTGCTGCCCTTGATTTCGCAGGGGATGTAGGAGCAGCATATGTGGGCGGTAAAGCAGCAGGAACAATATCATAATGGCAGCTAAACGTAGAATAACTCCTCCCGTCGATTCAATTGGAATACCTAAAACTACTCCAGTAGGTAATGCAGCACGTTACAACATCGTAGGAGCTTCAGGGCCTCCAGTTGGGCCTAATCCATTAGCACAACTTTCAGATTCTCTTAGAAGATTTAACCCAGTGTTAGGGCAATATGGTGCAGTGCGTCAGCAAATGACTTCTGAAGAAGCTGCTGCTTATTATGATGAGCTAGAAAAAGGCGTTACTGACCAAGAGGTAGCCATCAAGAGACAACTACAAAAAGCAGGTGCACCTAATAATATCTATAGTAATCCTGCTATTTTTAAACATGAGATCATAAGCACAGGAGCTAACTTTGCTGAACGTGATGTAAGCAGAATCCATAGTGATCCTGAATTTTTAGCTGACATCAGTAACCTTGCTAAAACAAGTACTGACTTTTCTAATGATGCTGTTGATCTGATTAATAAAAAATATACTCCTGAGCCTAGAAAACAAGAAGACCCTAAAGTTGGGTACTATTGGGAAACTGGATATGCTCCTGCGTGGATTAAAAACAGAGACAGACTAATTGCAGAATTTGAGGGAGAAAACAGAGCACGACGAGAAGTCAGTATTAAAGAATCTTTTTTTGAAGACGGCAGAAATCAACTTGCGTTTGCCTTACAATCGCCTGACATCAGAAAAGGATTAAATGATTTCAGATCATTTTTAGGTAAAAAATTTGGAGGCTTCCCTGAAGATAAACTAGGATATGCACAATCAGTTATGGACGAAGTAATCCTGCCTGTGTTCCTTGATATGGCTTCTGATCCTGACAATGAATTAAACCTAGCAGCAGCTTGGAGCAAAGTCACAAGCATGACCCGTGATAACGGTAATGGAGGAAGAACCCAAATGTTTGCCAAGTATGCAGATATAAGTAAACGAGCGGGATCACAAACTCTAGAAGCCATCTGGAGTGAAATAGCAAAAACAGAACAGGACGCTGCGACTTATAAGGATAACCAACAAAATCGAAGAATACGAAAAGTTAACCAAAAAGTTTTATCTGTGTTAGGTAACTACGATCAATGGAAGGAAGAAAACATTGATTACCTAAAAGATAAAAAAGTGTATGGCTTAGATATTTTTGAACAGAAAAACATATACAAAATAGCCGACGCTCTTTCACAGCACCCTGATCTCAGGATGACTAAAAAAGAAGCTGATCAAACTTCAGACTACATATTTGCAGATGCAGTTAGGGCTGTCCAAACAACACTATTACAAAATCGTTCAGCCTATGGAAAAGCGAAAGCAGGAGCAAAAGAAGCCTTAATAGCTGATCTAACAGAAATAGCCAATCAACAGGCTATCCCATTAATTGAACCTCTTCTTCCTGCTGTTGAAAAATACATAGGAGATACAGACAAAAGTATTGACGAAGTAGTGCACGATGTTGTCTACACATTTTTTAACATGGATGACATGAAAGCCGCTGTGTTTAAAAACAATCCAAGTGTTGAATCAGATGCCCTTCTCTTCAGAAACGTCCTTCAATCTGCCGTTACAACTAAACTTCAAAATGGAGGAATAACGTTAGGAAGATCAATGTTACATCAATTTAGAGAAGCAATGAATCCTGAAAACTCTGGTGAATATTCTGCCAGTGATTGGATAGGCATGGCGTCACAACTTCAAGATGTAGTAGATGAAATAGATGACACAGATTTAGAAGCTGATATAAATACTGCTATTGATGACTTAAACAAATTTGCCGATCTGAATGCGTTCTACACAGTAGCTGACAGAGATGTAAACAACATGGTCACTACAGTCCTTGCTTCAGACGCAGGCAGTGAAATAGCAACAATACTAGGATTAGCTAGGCTATCCCCTGATGAAGGAGGGTTTCAGCAGAATTTTAAAGAAAACGATAAGATCATGGCAGCTAAACATGCTGTTGCTAGATTTACACATCAACTTGAAACACAGCTAAGAGCAAACACTACAGAAGCCCTTGATAACATACCGCCTCAAGAACGTGAAAATTTATGGGCATCAAGGATTCAAGGGGAAACACAGAAAAAAACTATAGACCAACTCACGGCTGAAAAAACAGCACTTTTAACTTATTATGAAGAAGCCTTAAGCCGCAGTGACCAAGCAGGTGAATTACAACGTGAGCGTTTACAGACACAGTTATCAGATGACAACATAAATATACTGGAAAATTTTGATGAACTAGAAAGGCAATACAACACTGATCCTATTTATGGAGCAGGAAAAATGGAAGACCCTGAAAAACTTGACGCTAGTAAATCTGCACAATTTTTTGCAGGCCCTAAAGGACTACAAAGGTATTCTAACCTTGAAGCAGTTCGACGGGATTTAGACCAGAACAGAAATCGACTTCAACTTGATATTTACAACGCAGCTAATGAACTCAGAAAGTCAGAACAAAGAGACACACTTACTGAACAAAGGCGTCATATTGCTAATCTGGCTACAGCTAAAGAATTATATAAAAATTTTACCAAAGCTTTTGATCCCTTAGATTGGAAAAAACTAAATACAGAAGAAGGTCAAGTACTTGAGTTTCCTACTGAGGGTCAGAACATGAAGGTTACTTTTAAGTTAGAGGAAGACCAAATAAATCTTAACAACACTTTAGTGTATTCATCTTTAAAAGAAATATCAGGTGTAGCTGAATCTCTAGATGCTTGGGAAAAAGAACAAGGTGGAGAAAACGAAGTTATTGACCCTTCAACTGCTCCCGACAATGTCAAAACACATGCAGAGTTTATTAGAAAAACACATGGCTTTGACTTACTAGCTGCTGAACCTGCAGTGCGTAAGAACGCTCACGCTGCCTATCGTTCTTTAATGGGAAAACAAGCGGGTCTGATACACTCAAGACATACACATTTATTACCTACTGAAGTTCGTAAAAGTATTGAAGATCAAGCAATTGAATCTTACATAAACTCAGACGTTAGTAAGTTTGAAGGCGTCCAATATAATGAGGAAGTTAAAGAATGGGTTAAAGGAAATTACGAACAAAATCAGGATGTAATTGGAGGTAAGTATAACATTGAAGAAGGGCTTACCAACACGGAATTTCTTAAGTTACGTGATGCATTAACTGGTGGAGAAGTGAATGACCGATGGTATGAAATAAAAGCAATGCGAGGTGCTATTTATTTAGATAGAGATAGAAGTGACATTTATGACGAAAAAGAAACAAAAGCAAAACCTTATCAAGTTATTGCACAAGAATTAGCCTTAATAGACATTGGCATAATGAATCCTATTACATCACCACAAGATGGTTTTTTTGATGAAAAAGGATTAAACAGATATGAATTAATTACACCTGAAAAATACGAAAGACTTCAAGAACGTCAAAAGCATTGGGAATATCGACTTCTTTTCATACCAGATGCAAAGCAACCTACGATGTCAAAAAAATTCCCTGAGTTAGCTAGAATGTATAATAAATTACTAATTGCTGAAAAAGGTTATTTCCAAAATCGTTTTAAGGCTGAAAATCACTTTGGTATTACACCTCTTCCCATCCCTCATTTAATAGGCCCTGAAAATAAATAAAAGTACAATGGCAGTAGGAACAATATATAGAAAAAATAAGTCGCAATCCGACATGGATCGCTATGGGGCACAGCTACAGGACATGGTAAATAGAATGCCCAATAGCGAAATGAATGAAGGTTATAAACAACATCTCATGCGAAACCGTTCGTGGTATGAGAATGCGTATAAAGCCATAGGAAAAGGAACACTTAAAGCTGCTGAAAGTACAATTAACTTTGCCCCTGATATGGCAGGCAGAGAGGAACGTTGGGCTACGTTTTCAGACTACATTGAAGATAACCCTGAAAGTACTCTGTTTCAAGTCATTGAAGATTTAGCTCAACTAGGTACAGGACTTTTAATGGGGGGTCCTATAATTAAAGGGACTAAAAGCACTCTAGGTTTGGGCGTTAAAGAACTTAGAAAACGTCAATTAAAGGCAAGTGGCAGAAGAGGAGGGAAAGCACGTACAGCAAAAGGAGCTTGGAACATAGCTAAACAAGGTGCTTTTAGAGGAGGAATAGCTGAGTTACTTGCGTTCCGAGGGCAAGATGAACAACTTCTTACTAGTTCTTTTTTTGAGGACAACCCTGAATGGAAAGCGGCTTATGATGAAGTCACACAGCGAGATGACTTTGGTTCACTGTCTACGGAAGAAGCAGGCAGTATTTTTGCAAAGAACTTAAAGGGACGTTTAGGATTTGCTGCAGAAGGTGCATTGTTAGGTGCTGCTGCTAACTTTTTAATGGCAGGAGCAGGAGCAGCTTGGAGAGCAGCTACTGGAGAAACTGACAAAATGCTCCGTAAAGCTACTCGCGGTAAAGATAAGATGGGAGCCGCAGGTGCTGATGCTACTGAAGAAGCTTCTGAAGGCATTACTTCTGATGTCTTAACTCAACAAGAACGTGAAGCTCATGCTCAATTATCAAAGTCTAAAGACACACTTATTGATGCTGAGTTATCTGCACGTGAAGCAGCAGAAAATGGAAAGCCAAGTAACCTTAGTGATGTCGAACAACGTGATACAAATATTGTACCTGATGTTGCTGATGAAGGGTTAGTCACTGATGCAACAACAACACGTGGGGTAAATCCTAATGTGTACGTCAACCCTCCTGCATCACGTACAACATCTTTCAAAGTAGTTGAAGGGCTTACTTTTAAAGAGGGAGTTCGTACTGTGTTTGAAGAGAACACTATAAAATTCAACAAACCTCTAATTCAACGAGAGTTTAAATTGTCTACTCAAGATTTAGATAAATTTACAGGAGACAACCGTTTTAACGCTAGTGATATTTTTGACACTGTTGATGATTACCAAAAGTATCTCATTGAAAAAGAACGTGCTAGGCAATACTTCCCTCAGTTAAAAAAGGAAACTGATAAAGCTTATCAACAACGACTTGAGTTGCATGCAGTAAACGAAGCCAAACGAAAAGGTCTGGGACATTTTTACAAGTACGAGTTTGATGCACCTGCAAAATTAAAACATTTAAAGTTGTCTGAAAGAGATTCCGCTTTGTTGTTTAACGAAGGTCAAGCAGCAGGAGGCAAGAAACTTGTTCAAATGCTTAAAGGGGAAATCAAAGGGTCAACTCCTCAAGCCATACTTAAACAAGCTGAACATGTATTACGCTTGGATACTGTTTATTCTGATCAAGGGATGCGTTATTTCCAAGGAAGGTTCATGAGTTTTTTCATGCACCATTATGGACAAAATATAGCAAAACAAACTGATGCAGACTCTTTGGCAAAAGCTGTAGGATTTTTACATGACACTAAAGGCATGACTCCTGCAGATATTTTAGAAGAACATCTTTTTGATTCACTAGATGATTTTGCAGACGGAACTGGGTTGAAACCTAGGCATGTGTTGCACAGGCTTATTAAAGGTAGAGGAAGTCACAAACGTTTTTACCATAACCTAAGTGCTGACGAAGTATTAGACCATTCGCGTCAAATGGATGTTAATGTAGCTAAAGAACTTAATGTGCGAATTATGGCATACCGTATGGAACAAGCCATAGGCATGAAACGTTACAGGCAACTTTCTAAACAAATTGCTGATACAGATATTAAAGTTCTTCAAACCACCAAAGAAGGTAAAGCTTTAGTAAACAATTACTTGGTCGAAATGGAAAAACAAGCAGCCAAGATTGAAAACATGCAAAAACTAAGAAGGTCTTCTGGGCGTATTCTTAGAGCGTGGCGTGATTTCAACGACAGTTCAATGACAGGAATAGAAGCAGGACAACTGTTGAATGCACGTGGAGGATTAAACAACATTAAAAAACATGCTCAACGGGCTGACGCTATTTTTGACGGAGCAGACAACGGATTAGATGGGGCTGCTGCTGCTTCAGATCACCTTACAAAAACAACGAACTGGATTGATGTTCACAATGAGTACTGGCTTAACTCAATCTTAAGTGGGACAAAGACACAAGTTGTCAACATGCTCTCTACAGGATTGCACATGTACTATAAACCACTAGAAGGTCTTCTAGGTGGCATACGTGATCCACAGACTCGAAAAGCGTTTTCAAAATCATTAGTTGAAACAGCAATGATTAACGCTCAAGTTACCCGTGTAATTGGCAAATTAGGTCTCAATAAAATTAAGAAAATCAGCAGAATTATTGATGAAGATAAATACCTAAGTAATCGTGAAGATATCTTTAAAGGAGGGTCAGGAAAAACTACTGATACATATCAACAAGCATTAGGAGCAGTTGCAGGTGCACGTAAAGCGTTACGAACTGGAGAAGGTACGTTGACAAAAGGTTCTGATTTATTTGACGTAACTCCTCCAAAAGCAATATCACGTAATTTACTCAGTGAAGGTGCTACTGAAACTGCAAAAGATTTCATGGATTTTGCAGGAAACATTATACGGCTACCTAGTCGTTTGATGATTGGAAGTGATGAGTTATTTAAACAGATTAGCTTTAGAGCAAGTGCAATGGGACGCCTTGCGTCTGACGCTTATGAAGTAGCTATAGAACAAGGAATTAAACCTAAAAATATTTCTTCGGATTACATAGCTGATTATGTAGGCACACATTTTCACGGACTTATACGTGCTTCTGGTGCTCGCTATTCTAACAAAGCAATCAGAGAAGAAGCTATTACTGCTCACCAAAAGATGGCAGAGTCAGCCCAAAAAAACATGCAACCTTTTGAAATAACTCAAGAGGATTTTATAGACCAATACAGAAAACAACATCAACGTGGCAAGCTGGAAGAAGTGTCTAAGTATTCAATGGATTACGCTGAAGACGTTACATTTACTCGTTCATTAGATGCTGATCTAAAAGAATTACAGGAACACGGACTAGTTAAGAAAGGAAAGAGATCATGGTTGCAAGATACACAAGACATGGTACACGCACATCCTTGGATGCGACTCTTGATGCCTTTCATTAGGACCCCTGTTAACCTTCTAAAGTGGCCTCTACAACGGTTACCTACAGCAGGAACAGATATACAATGGCTTAAGAATCTTAATCAGAGATACCAAGCAGACATGGCTAGTGGTGATCCTTTGCGGAAAGCACAAGCAAAAGGCCGTGTAGCTGCAGGTCGTTTCTATTGGTTTGGTTTTGCGGCTGCTGCACACACAGGAACTATAACAGGAGGTGGTCCATCTAATCCTAGAGAACGTAGAAATCTCATGGCTACTGGATGGCGTCCTTATTCTGTTAAAGTAGGTGATAAATACATTAGCTATTCTCGCCTTGATCCTTTTGCTTCTGTTATGGGACTCGCTGCTGATCTTTATGAAAAAACAGCAGAATTAGGAAGAGACGGTGATATTGAAGACAGTTGGCTACAGGCAATAATGCTTGGAGGTGCTTACTCAATCTCGAACAACATAGCAGATAAAAGTTATCTAGCTGGAATTAATAATGTTTTACAGGCGTTAATAGACCCAGAACATGAGTTTGAAGGTTTAGTGAAACGACAAGGGACAGCTTATATTCCTAAAATCATTTCACAATGGACTCCAATCACTGATGATGCTTATGTGAAAAAAACATATTCATTACTTGAGGGCATTACATCTAAAGTTCCTTTTGCCAACCAGTTTATAGAACCTATGCGTAATTATTTAGGCGAACCTCTGGAAGCAATGTACGCACCTACAGTATGGGCGTCAGGTTTTAGTCCGTTTCTTATATCTAAAGCTAAAAATGACCCAGTGCTAGAAGAACTTGCAAGCCTTGGCTACGGTTTTGGAGCACCATCTCCTCGTATAAAAGGAAGTAAATATCTTGATATGCGTAGGTACTACGATAAAAAAACAGGAAGATCAGCATTTGATCGGTATCAAGAATTAATAGGAGAAACAAAAACATCAGGAGGAATGACGCTTAGAGATGCCTTAAAGAAATTGTACAAAACTAAACATTATGAACGTGCGTCATTACTGGCTCAACGAGGAGTTTTACAGTTTGAAGGCACTTACCGTGATCCACGTATAAAATCAATTAAGTCAATCATGGCTAAATTCAGGGCCTCTGCAAAAGCACAGACTTTAAGAGAATTCCCTGATTTAATGAATGCAACACGTGCATTTGATGCTACTGTTAAAAATCAAATTTTAGACCTTATTAGAACTTAATGGCTTTCTCACGTTATTACGCTACAGAAGATACTCCAGTTAACTCTGGTGTTTTAACGCATACAATAGCTAACCCAAGTAACACTAACTTTGGGTATCTTGATCCGTATCATCTAGAAGTCTATGCATCTAAATCAGATCAAACGATGGCTCAGTTTCAAGCTGATGTAGCATCAGGAACAGCAGATCGGTACACATTGAACAACGACTTTACGTTGGAGTCAGGAGTAATCACAATTAACAACCTAGCAGTTGATAAGCGATACCGTTTGTTTATTAAACGTGCCACACCAAAGCTAACACACTTTGTAGATTTCCAAGCAGGATCACCATTAACTGAAGCTGACCTTGACAACAGCAACAAGTATAGCCTATTCAGAGAGCAGGAAATAGAAGATGATCTTGCAGACACTAATGCACTTATAGGCACAAGCGGATCAGGAAGTAGTTCGCTAGATACAGCAGAAGCAATAAAAACTGCATTAGGAATTGAAGGAGATGCAGTAGGAACCCAGAATGTACAAGAGATTTTTACTAAAACAATTGATGGAGGAGTTTACGCAGGAGGATACTAATGTCTAATCTAATACAACTAAAACGAAATACATATACAGCAACGGGTAATCCAACTGCACTAGCTTACGGTGAATTAGGTTGGAATAATAACAATGGTAATGGAGGTAAACTATGGATTGGGTCTCAAAGGGATAACAACAATCCAGCAACCGTTACAGAAGAACTTCTTAACAAACCGATTGTAGGTACTAGTTTAGAAATAGAAGTAACAGAAACAGCGTCTCAATGGCAGATCGGGATTCCAGCTAGTCCAACTATAAGCGGTGATCTAACTGTTTCAGGTAACTTAACTGTTTCTGGAGATACTATTACTGCTAATGTAGCTACTGTAACTGTAGAAGATAAGACTTTAGAACTAGGACAAGTCTCAGGGACAACACAAACAGATACTTTAATAGACGGTGCAGGAATAATAGCTAAAGGAACTGCAAATGATGAGAAAAAAATTCTGTATGAAGAAACAGGAGATAAATGGACAGTAAACAAAGATTGGGATGTTACTGGTAATATCATCGTTTCAGGCACTGTTGATGGGCGTAATCTACAAACTGACGGGACAAAACTTGATGGGATTGCATCTAGTGCTAATAATTACACATTTAATGTCTCAGCAGACGGAGGTGCTACTGCTGCTGTAGCGTCAGGAGCTACTTTAGATATTATCGGCGGTTCTGGTATCACAGGATCACGCTCAAATACAGCAGTTACGTTATCTATAGATACAACTAGTGTCTGTACAATTGATGCAACTCAAACTTTAACAAATAAGACAATAGACGGTGGCACTTTCAGTTAAATGTCAAACACCATAAAGATTAAGAATGCTGCAAGCGGCACACCTAGTTCTTTAGTTGCGGGTGAACTTGCAGTTAATACCGCTAACGGAAATCTATGGGTTGGCAACACTGCTGGCAACGGTGTCATACATTTAAACCCAGCTTTTAACGGCACACTTAGTGGAGCATTAACCGCAACTGGAGCAACACTTAGTGGCACTTTAACTATCGGTGGAACAATCGCCTCAACTAGCGACTTCATAATAGACTCCGCTGATGGAATTGTTTTAGACGCTGGTGGCGATACAATTAGTCTAAAAGATGATGGTCTTAGATTTGGAATTTTACAAAACTCCTCCAGCGATTTTGTTATTCAGAACCCTATTGATGACAAAGATATTCTTTTTAAGATCAAGGACGGTGGCACTGTTAAGACTGCTTTAACTTTAGATGGATCAAATAACGGTTCTGCTACTTTTACTGGAGGTGCAGATGCGATTACCTCAATTGTAGGCACAAGCACAGCGGCGAGATTAGATTTAAAAACCACTAATCGTCATGTGTTCATGCAAGTCATTGAATCGGATGGGAGATTCAGGATATACAACCAATCTGGATTTGCAGAAAAATTCACAATATTAAATAATGGAGATTGTGGAATTAACACGGCCTTGCCGGGTGCAAAGCTCCATGTAATTGGAGATATAAAAGTAGGGGTTAATCAAGGTGGGCATGACGTTAAGTTTTTTGGTGATACCGATGGACGTTTTTGGTTGTGGGATTCAGCCAACGATAGAGTTTGGCTTAAAGATAATGTTAAATCTGTTTGGGGAAGTGGGGCTGATCTTCAAATTTACCATGATGGATCTAACTCATGGATTACTAACACAGGCACAGGAATATTAGTTGTTGGTGACAGCAAT